CTACCCTGTGGTCGTTACAAGGTTCAGTGAGGATACAAAGCGTTTATATGACGCAATGACCGTTCCATCGCTTCTGAGGGGCATTCAGAACCAAGTAAAGGTAGAGCGAGACAGCCGAATAGACAGTAATAGCTTGTCTACGCTACCCGCTGTTACACACCCTAAGGGTCGCAAACCAGAAGAAATTGGCCCCGGTCGGTTTATTCCTGAGGTCCGAACAGGTGAAATACGGTTCATGCAAGGTCCCGGATTTAATCCCGGATCGGTAGAGATGGAGAACAATCTTCAACAGCAAGCTGATCGCATGGTTGGCTTAGATGAGGAATCTCCACTTAGCAGTGTACGTAGGCAGTTCTTAGTTGATAAATACTTGCAGCACATAGCTCAGGTAGTAGCTACTTGTTACAAAAATTTTCAACGCTTTGGGCCTGATGAAGTATTCTTTAACGTAACGGGTATTCCGGACCCCCAGATGTTTAACAAGGGGAACCCGAATGAAAATTATGACGTTACAATTAGTTTTGATGTCCTTAACGCTAGTTCAGAGAAACAAGAAGCTAAGTTAAACCAGTTGGTTTCGCTGGTCCAGATGGACAGAAACGGCCTAATTGATGTAGATAAACTGCTAACGGCTGTTGCTGGAAGCATTGACCCAGTTCTAGCTACTGGAATCCTTCGTCCCGCTCAAGAAGCTCAGGACAAGATGTTGAAAGATATTACAGATGACTTATCTAAAATTTATGCGGGTATCGAAGTTCCAGCGCGTCCTAACGGTGCTCAAGCTGCTTTGCAAATTATTCAAAGCTATGTACAACAGCCAGATGTTGCAAAAAGACTTCAAGAAGATGAAGCTTTTGCCCAACGTCTACAAAAGTACAATGCACAGTATCAGTTCGTTATACAACAAGCTCAAAACGCGCAAATAGGCCGCGTAGGTACTGCACCAGCTCAAATGGGTCAGGTACAGACTCAAGGAATGCAGCAGTGATAGCCCTGTTATTTTCTTCTATACTATTTTTTAATATGGCAGACAATCTAAGCACAACAGACTACGGTCGATTTCTCGCGGAAGAAAGACTAATTAAATTGTTCAAAAACACTTTAAGAAGAGAAGAAAGTTTTGAACCTGAGCCCTATAAACCTAATCCTAAAGAAGAATATTTTACGATAGGATACGGTCATTATGGCCCTGATGTAAAGCTAGGCATGTCCATTGATAAAGATACTGCTGAACGTCTTTTGGACAGAGATGTAAGAACTAGGATTAAAAGTATAAGAAAAGCTCTTCCTAATTTTTCAACTTTTCCGGAGTCCTTGCAAGATGCTATTTTTAGTGAGCATTACAGAGGTTCTATTATGCAAAGTCCTAAGACAAGACGCTTAATAAACGAAGGAAAATACAGAGAAGCTGCTGATGAGTTTTTGGACAACGATCAGTACAGAACTGCTGAAGCTGACGGAATCCCCGGTATTCGTCCTAGGATGGAAAGAGTTTCTGAGGAACTAATTAAATTCTCGAATGCCAAACGATAACGATGTTGTTGTTCTTTCTAAGTACGAGCATTTTGCTCGTTTTATCAAAGACATAAAAGATCGAAGAGAATCTAGCATATCTAGGTTGAGATCCGCTTCGCCTGAAGAAGTTATGCAAATCTCTGGAGAGATTTTAGCGTACGACGATATACTTCAGGATTCAGATTACGACAATTTATTAAAAAAATGGTCTGAGCACGTATAATATACTTTTTTATGTGATATAATCACCGCTCGCCATCGCTAGGCGTTAAAAGCGGGAAAGTATAAATTATATGAGTGAAATCATTGAGGCGGTCGCTGATGCCGATTCAAACACAGCGGAAAACGAAAATATGTCTGCGTCTGACTTTATTCGCAGACGTACAGAACAACAGGAAGAAGAAAATGTTCTTCCCGTTCCTGAACCAGAAGCTGAAGAGCCTTCTGCATTGGAGGACAATGAGATTGAATCTCAGTCCGAAGAGGTAGAAGTTTCCGAGGGTGAAGAAGACGTTCTTTCAAATATCAACTTAGATAATCTTTCTGAGGAGCAGATTAAACAACTTTCTGAGGCTCTTTCTAGCCGGGCTGTTGACCGTTTTGGTAAACTAACAGCTAGAGCTAAAGCTGCCGAGGAGAAGGCTCAAACACTTGAGGAAAGTTTAAAAGCTCAACAGGAGGAAGTTCTATCTTCTAAATCTGATATTGTTGATAACCCGTACTCTGATCTGAATACCATTAAGGATATTCAAGAAAAGGCAAAGGAAATTAACGATGTCATAGATTGGGCAGAGGAAATTTTGTTTGATTCTGATGACTACAGTCCACACGACACAGTAACAGAAGCAGACGGGAAAACCATGACTAAAGCTGAAGTGCGTGAAGCTCTGAAGCAAGCAAGGAAATCTAAAAACAAATTTCTTCCTGATCAATTTAAAAAGGTTAAGAGGACAGAGGACGCTGTAGCGTTACGCCAACAGTACGGTCAGAAAGCTTTAAAGGAATTTAAATGGTTGGGCGACAAAGATAGTGAACAGGCTAAACAGTTTGTTCAAATAGCTGGTCATCCTTCTTTGCAAAAAGCTTATGAGCAAGATCCTGACCTTAGTTGGAAGCTACCATATTTATTGGCTCATTCAGTTGATAATATGTTTGGAGAGAATGCTAAAAAGTCGGCACCAAATGCCAAAGATGCTTTTAAGCCGTCTCCTCCATCAAGTCCTTCTATAACGAAATCTAAGTCCGATAAAACTGAAGATAATTCTACAAAAGCCCTAAAGGATCTGACGCAAAGGTTTAAGAGTTCTGGAAGTAAAGATGATTTCCAAAAACTTAGAGAAGCGCGATGGGCGCGCAGGCTCTCCTAACTAATTAAATAAAATGCCATCTTATTCATATAACACAACAAATCCCGGTGCTGCTGTTTCTAACAGGGAAGACCTTAGCGATACTCTCACTATTTTAGCTCCTGAAGAGACTCCGGTACTTAGTTCACTATCAAAAACACGAGCATCTGCCGTCCAGCACGAATGGACGATGGACTCGTTGGCTGACGTAAGCACGGCTGGAGTTTCCGAAGGTGTTGACGTAAGCACCTACGCCGATGAGTTTTCTGCTCGCGTTCGGGTTGGTAACTACACCCAGAAGTTTCGTAGAGCTTATCAGGTTTCTGATCTTCAAGAAGTTGTTGATTCCGTAGGTCCTGCTAAGTTCGCTCAAGCAGAAGCCAAAGCTCTCCGTGAGCTAAAGCGTGACGTTGAAGCAACTATTCTTTCTGACAACGAACAAGACGTTGAAGACGGAAGTGGATCGAACCCATACAAGATGCGTGGTCTCGGCAAGTGGATTCAGAGTGGTGCGCAAGCTACCAACCCGGTTCCCGCGGCCTACCGCACTCCTGCTGATAGCGTTTACGACATCAGCACTTCTGGTTCTTTCACGGAAACGGCGATGAACAACATCATCACCTCTATTTACCGTGTAAGTGGTGCTACCCAGTCTCTTACGCTAGTTGCTGACACAGCTCTTCGCCGTGTTATTAGCGACTTTGCTCGTATTGGAGAAATTGGAACGGCTGGATCTGGAGATGCTTCTATTCGGAACGTGAACTACAACGGAGAGACTGCTAAGATCAAGCTTTCTGTTGAGCTATATCAGTCCGATCATGGTATTGTTTCTATTGTGAACATGAACCCTGATTGTTCACCCGACGACACTAACAAGAACCGTGGTTACTTCCTGAACCCAGAATACGCTAGCATTGCCGAGCTTATTCCTGTTGGAAGCACCGTTCTTCCTAATCTTGGTGGCGGTGAGCGTGGATACGTTGACTGTGCGTTGACTCTCGCAGTTCATCACCCCGGAGCACACGGTAAGATAGAGCAGTAATTTTTGCTAATTTTATTTTACTAAAATTATTTAAACAGGGAGGTCAGGCCGGTTCTGGCCTCCCTTTTTTATATGAATATCATAACATCTATTCCTAAGCACAACGACGGTGAAGTTAGCAGAGCTCTTATGCGAGAAATCCAAACGGGATTTAAGCTAGAAGAGGCTACTAGAAAAAAAAGAATGGATGTTGCTAGGCAAGAAGCTCAAGAGTTAAAGGGAACTACTCATCCAGTTCTTGGTAAACCAGTAGCAGTAATGCCAGCTAGGGAATTTTTTAGATTAACTAAACAATACGGACACGATACCGTTCATTCTAAAGAATTCTTGCAAGATTACAATAAAAGATTTTCTGACCTTTCTCCAAATAAAGCATAATGCAAAACAAGGCAAATAAAGACCTTTATGATTTAATATCTGCTTTATCTGGCACATCTGATTTTACATCTGGAGAAGTCTCGCATTTATTGGCGTTGTCCAATAGGAGAATGTACGAGGCTTATAACAGAACTCCGTACTGGGCTAGGTATTTAGTTACAGGGGAGTCTCGTCCAGTAGCAAGTTCTATTGTGAACTTTGAAGAAACTTCTGGTTACACACCAATAGGAGAGTTTTTGCGAATACATCGAACCGATCCTTTTGTCAGGAACTCAGCTATTGAATACGAATTTTACATTCAGAGTGATGGGGCTCATATCCTGAACCTTACAACTGCTGAAACTTCTGAAGTATTTGTTACGTACAAAAAAAGACTAACTGAACTTACAGATCTAGATATAGACGGATCTAACTCTAGGACAGAAGTTCCTCAAGAGTTTTTCTATTTTATGGCTCACGCCACATACGCTGACTTTCTTCGACTAGATGGGCAACACCAGAAGGCTGTACTAGAGGACCAGATAGCAGAAAAATACCTAGGAGA